CCCCCGAAGGGGGCCTCGTCGAATCAGATTGGAGAACAATTTGCCGTACGTGCACCACATGCGGGGTAAGAATTACCGCTATGTTGGTGGGTCAGTCGTGCAACGTCAGGTCACGTCGGGTCCCATCACTGAGACTCGACACGAACTTCGATACGCGCGATTGATTGAACACGTGTACTCGTGGAGGACCGGCACGCGTAGCGTGTCGGATGCCGCACCCTCTCCCTACTCGGGATCATGGGGGATCAAGACGCCCAGAGAATCTGGAAATCTTGTTGACAAACTCGCAGACCGGAAACGGTACTACGAGGAAGTCATGCGGGCCGCCTTTCCAGCTGAAACAGCTAGTGGCGCGGTTTCCACGGACAGAACCTCAAGTAGTGACTCGGGACACCTCTTCGCTAAAACCACAGCGCTGAGGGATCCTATACGAGCTCACTATCGCATTGCTACCGGTAACACTGCCAGCCCTACTCGGGCTTGGAAGATAACCGACACCAGTGCGTTCCTTTCCGGGTTGACAGCACGAGCACCCCTTGTCCAGAACCATAGTTGGGTTTCATACCCCAACTTTTGGTCCACTATCGGTAGTCTGACGACTCCGACACAACGACAGGGTACCGCGAATGCTTTCTTCACGGACTCAACTCCTGGGCGACCGACGGCACACATTCTCACGACAGTGGTTGAACTACTGCGTGGGGACATACCGTCATTGCTCAAGAACTACCAGCGTGCAATATTCCGTCACCAGAGTAAAACTCGCTCCCTGCAGTATGCAGGAGGGGAGTATCTGAACGTGGTATTTGGCTGGATGCCTCTCATCAACGAATATGCGAATGTCCTGAAGGTTCTTATCAATTTGGACCGTATGGTCTATTCTGAGTCGAACCGACGACACCGCGCTTGGGACGGCCCGAGCACTTCCGTAATCACGGATGTGCCTTTGGCGTCCCACATCTCTACTCCATATAGTGGGAGTGGGGAGAAGTTCCAGGACCTCTCAGGTTCACCGGCTGATGTCGGGAACCCTGGAGTCTGGAGTATTCGTTCGAAGTCCCTCGTAATGGAGGACTACAGATTCGCGTCTCGATACTCGGCCTTGGTTAAGCCGAATTCTAAGAGCGTGGGTTTTGTTGAAAGGGCTGAGGAGGTACTACGACAACTTGGCTTGGTGGATGATCCTACGATTCTGTGGGAGCTTACGCCATTCTCATGGCTCGTTGACTGGGCTGCCAACATTGGTAACTCAATCAGCAACGCGCATTTGTTGTCGCCCATTTCTGGACGACACGCCGTTGATTACGCATACCTCACGACTCAGCTAACGCAGAGTGTAGAGGACGAGCCGCGAACTTTCACAAGTTACGCTGCTTCGCACACGATATTCGATTATCGTTTGGCCACCTCGAAAGGGGTCCATACGTCGGTATCGCGTGTGCGTGATCGAGCAACTCCATTTGGATTCGGAACGCAGCTGGGCAGCTTGAATGCTGGCCAGTATGCGATCCTCATCGCGCTAGGGCTTGCCCGAACGCGATGATGCTGTCCGCCGGCATCATGCCGGTACAACTGAACAACAACCGAACAACAATTGAATATGGGAACGACCCATACAATTGAACACAGAGTAGGAGCCCATCGTGGCATTCAACGATCCGCAGTCCATCACCGTTTCTGGAACCACAACTTCCCTTCCTCGTATCCTCACGGGTACGACGGTCGGGTCGTTCAAGTCCAGCGACGGCACAATTGAGCTCACCCTCGACCCGCGCGGCACCGCAAAGCGCCGTCGGAACGTGGCAAGGCTCTACATCAAGAAGAATGTGACCGATGCCCTCACGGGTCTCGTCTCACAGCAGGGCTACATGGTCTCGGTGACCGCCGACCGCCCCCTCACGGGGATCACGGACGCCGACATCGAGGCCGCATTTGTGGCCCTCTTCGGATGGAACACTGCGTCCACCAACGCGAACTTGAAGAAGCTCGCGGCGGGGGAGAACTGAGTTGGAGTCGATCTTCATCGTCTCTCTTCTCATGCTGACGGGTGCTACCGGTTTCGCAATCGGTGCACTCGCTGGCGCGTTCTTGGGCCGCCGACACCAGACGGTGTCGGTGGCCTCCGGGATTTAAACCCGGTCGTTTGATCCACGATGGCTTGGATCCTGAGACCCCAGAAAGGGGACAGAATGAAAAGCCAAGTAGTTCTCCTTGAGCACCTCCTGCTGGATGCAGGAGACTCATTGGGATTCGACCCGTCACGTGATATTCTCACGTTGCGATCAAGATTCGAGCATGAGGGCGAACCCTTCATTTCGATCACATTGCCTCGTCTCGACGACCTGCTTCTTGCGGGTTTGAGAGACGGCGTGCTCCCGACGATAGTCGGGTGGCGCGCGCGGTGTGCCTATCCTGAGTTCCTTCGGGATCTCTGGGACAGGATCTTTGAGCGTGACGGTACTTTACGTGATTCTCCCAGCATAGACGCGATCCTTTGGATTCGTCAGATAACGCGCACCTTCAAGAAGGTGTTCGAAGTCTGCGAGCCAGAACGCGTCGAGGCGTCGATTGAAAAGTGGGTTCAGATTGACTCTGAACTCCCATCTCGGTCGGACATTAAGTCTAGCCTCGATCCCTATGCACCGATGGTTGCCCAGATACTCTTTGGGCGGGTTATCGGTTCGGCCATAATCGCACCTTTCACAGGTCGACATGGTCCGGGAGCTGTATCAGAGCGGTTCGGCACAAACACTCGATGGGATTTCGATTCCATTTCGTATAGTGCCGACTCCTTGGTTGGTGCGGAATTCTTCCGTCCCACTTGGGAGTCACTGGCGTTGAGGCCACCGAAGTACGGTGTAACCCCAGCGAGGTTGGAGGCCGTCCCAAAGACGGCTGAGAAGCCACGACTCATTTGCATCGAGTCGAGCTACAACCAGTTCATGCAACAGTCCCTCATGCAGAGTTTGCGTAAGGAGCTGGCACGGGCCCAGAGTATCTGTTCCTTCTTGGATCAAGATCAGAACCGCAAGATGGCGCTGGAGTCGTCGATCAGTGGCAGGAGTGCCACGATTGACCTATCCGACGCTTCGGACAGGGTTTCGCTAGCCTTGGTGGAGCAGTTATTCGGGTTCAACCCGATGTTTCTGCGTTACCTTAAGCTTTCGCGTAGCCCATTCGCGCAGCTGCCCGGAGGTGACTTGGTTTTGCTGACCAAGTTTGCCTCGATGGGCTCTGCTCTGACATTCCCTGTGGAAGCCATGGTTTTCACGGCGCTCGTTGTTACGAGCATTTGCCGGAGCACTGGTGACTTCTCCCCTCGGACGATTCGTCGTCTGGGAAAGAGGGGTCACGGGTTGAGTGTTTACGGTGACGATATAATCGTTCCCGTCGAACACGCCCACACCGTGATGGATGGTCTCGAGTCCGTTGGACTCAAGGTCAATCGTTCAAAGAGCTTCCTTTCTGGGGGGTTCCGAGAATCTTGTGGTATGGATGCCTACGAGGGCCGGGAAGTAACTCCGGTCTACATGAGGCGTCGCATTCCACGAAATCGCGGCGAGGTTGACGAAGTGACATCGCTGACGTCATTTCGTAATCAGATCTGGGCCAAGTTCGGCAACTGCCGGACTGTCCAGGGCATCGACGACTATCTCACTCGTCGGTGCGGCCTCACGTTCATCCCTGAAGGGACGGACGCGATTGGTCTCTGGTTGTCTCCTCATGAGCAACACTCCAAATTCAAAAACCGCTGGAACACGGCACTGCAACGGTTGGAGACATGGGCGTTAAAACCCGTGTTTTCCTACCGCAGTGACGTGTCCACAGAGGACGGTACTCTGATGAAGAGTCTCCAAACGAATCGAGGGGGTTTAGGCCCCCTCGGTCTGCTGGAAGTCGAACACGCCGCAAGGCGCGCAAGAACCGGATCTGGAATTGCCATGGAGAGATCACTAGATCTCGACGGACGGCCTGTAGCGTCCAAGCTCTACTACAGGTGGGTGGCAGTGGGATAATCCCACTGCCATGAGGGCGACGATGTTCTGCGACCC